ATCCTACCAATTTTTTAAGAAATAAGGAAAAAGAAAAAATTGAGTTTAAAAAGGGTACTAAATTTAAACTTCCTTTAGATTTAGTAAAAAAATGAAAACATTTAAGCAGTTCACTGAACAATATACACCAAAGGGAACCTTTACATATCCATATGATACAAGAGATGGGGGTTTATTGGATAAGATAAGAACTAAAGATGCTAAAGATTATGAAAATGCAGAATTTTTAAGAAATACTGGGATACCCATAGATTTGGCAAAAAAGAAGAAAACTAAGAAGAATATCAAAACAGCATAAATAGTCAATAAAAGTTTAGAATAATGATCACATTAATTAAAGGTACTGAAGCAGCGTGTGGCACGAATGCTGCAGGTGCATCCACCTTTGGTAGTGCTACAGCGGTACGTCTTGTTAACAATAGTGCAACTGCTAGATTAGTAAGTATCATTGACGAAGTTGGAGGTTCTACAACAATAGGTACTTTTACATTACCAGGTAACTCTGTAGAGGTTGTAGAGAAAAAACCAACTGAAGCAATTTTCGCTGCGAATGCTGCTGTTTTAGGTGCAAAAGTAGGTTATACAATAAGTTAATAATTAATTTACATAATGAGTGAAGTTTATCTTGGTAATCCCAATTTAAAAAAAGCGAATACTCAGATTGAATTTACACAAGAAAATATTATTGAATTTTTAAAGTGTAAAGACGATCCAGTTTATTTTGCGAATAATTATATTAAAATTGTATCTCTTGACGAAGGTTTAGTTCCGTTCAAACAATATCCTTTTCAAAAAAAATTAATCAAAAACTTCCATGAGAACCGTTTCAACATATGCAAGATGCCTCGGCAGACAGGTAAATCGACAACGGTTGTATCATATCTCTTACATTATGCGATTTTTAATGATAATGTTAATATTGCTATACTTGCAAACAAAGCTTCTACTGCCCGTGATTTATTAGGTAGACTACAACTTGCATATGAAAATTTACCAAGATGGATGCAACAAGGTATTATATCTTGGAATAAAGGTTCTTTAGAAATAGAAAACGGTTCAAAAATATCTGCTAACTCTACATCATCATCTGCAGTTCGAGGTGGATCATATAACGTAATATTCCTTGATGAGTTTGCGTTTATTCCAAATCACATTGCAGATGATTTCTTTGCATCTGTATATCCTACTATTACTTCAGGTCAGAAAACAAAAGTTATAATTGTATCTACACCCAGAGGTATGAATCATTTCTACCGTATGTGGCATGAAGCGGAAAGAGGAAAGAACGAATATATTCCTACTGATGTTCATTGGTCAGAGGTGCCTGGTCGTGATGAAGCATGGAAAGAATCTACAATTGCAAACACATCTGAACAACAATTCAAAGTTGAATTTGAATGTGAATTTCTAGGATCTGTTAATACACTTATCAATCCATCAAAACTAAAAAATCTAGTGTATGAAAATCCAATACAGAAAAACGCAGGATTAGATGTTTATGAAGTGCCACTTAAAAATCATAATTATCTAATTACAGTTGACGTTGCTCGTGGTTTAGGTAATGATTATTCAGCGTTTATAGTTTTTGATATTACTAATTTTCCATATAAGGCAGTTGCAAAGTATAGGAATAATGAAATTAAACCTATGTTATTTCCAAGTATCATTGATGATATTGGTAAAGCATATAATAAAGCATTTATATTATGTGAGGTAAATGATATTGGAGATCAAGTAGCATCTATTTTAAACTATGATTTAGAATATGATAATCTGTTAATGTGTTCTCAAAGAGGTCGTGCAGGTCAAGTTGTTGGTGCTGGATTCAGTGGTAAAAGATCACAATTAGGTGTAAGAACCACTGCTGCTGTAAAGAAATTAGGTTGTTCAAACCTTAAAACACTGTTAGAAGATGATAAGATACTCATTATTGACTATGATATTATATCAGAATTAACTACTTTTTCTCAAAAACATAACTCATTTGAAGCGGAAGAAGGATGTAACGATGATTTAGCAATGTGTTTAGTCATATTTGCTTGGTTAGTTGCACAGGATTATTTTAAGGAAATGACTGATAATGATGTGAGAAAGAGAATATATGAAGAACAAAAAAACCAAATAGAACAGGATATGGCACCTTTTGGGTTCATGTCTGATGGTATGGATGATAATTCTTTTGTTGACAAAGACGGAGATGTATGGCATACTGACGAGTATGGTGATCGTTCTTATATGTGGGATTATATGTAATGGAATTAACTGCGAGTAATGTAATTGAATCTTTGTCTGAGATTGCTCCTTATATTGAAGCTGATGGAGGATTTGTAGAATTTGTAGAAATAGAAGAGGATACTAAATTTGTAAAAGTTAGATTGGGTGGTGCTTGTACAAGTTGTGCGATGAGTGCTATGACTCTTAAACAGGGTATAGAAAATAAAATATTACAAGATATTCCAGATTGTAATGGTGTAATCCAAGTTCTATAATGGATTTTGATGAACAACTTGAATTGGATCATTTTGTTCTTACAGAACGTAAGTGTCGTGTTTGTGGTAAAACTAAAGATTTAATAGATGGATTTTACCTGATAAGAAAAAATAAAAGTATTCAATCATCATATTCATATGAATGTAAAACTTGCACAATAAGTAGAGTAAAAAAATCTAAAAAGAAAATAAGTAACAAGTGGGAATACCCAGATTGGTAGTTCATGCACCGTTTCCCCGATGAAAATGGTGTTTTTAATAAATAATCTTAGAAAAAATATCCTGAGATTGGAGAATTAAGATGCCTCTAAATTTAGCATCTCCTGGTATAGTAGTAAGAGAAGTTGACCTCACCATAGGTAGAGTAGATCCGACAAGTGGCTCTATTGGTGCGTTGGTCGCTCCATTTACTAAAGGACCTGTGGAGGAAGCACAACTCATTGAGAGTGAGGAAGATCTATTACAAACTTTCGGACAACCCTATTCAGTTGATAAACATTACGAATATTGGATGGTTGCATCATCATACTTGGCTTATGGTGGCACATTACAAGTTATTCGTGCAGATGATTTTAACACTGCTACTGGAGTTGGTCTAAAAAACGCTTTTGTGGGAACAGCGTCAAGTATTAGAATAAAAAGTGGAACACATTATAATCAATTAGGTTATGATGAAAATCCTATTACTGGTGTAACTATTGCAGCAAAAACACCTGGTACTTATGCAAACGGTATCCGAGTTGCAATAATAGATGCAAAAGCAGATCAAATATTAACTGTTGCATCTGGTAATACAGTTCCAGTTGGTACTGCTGTTACTCAAACTGCTTACGGTAGAGTTCTCCCAACTCCTACTGGATCAAAAACATTAGACGGTTACGTTAAGGGAGTTGTAACCACAAGCACAGATACTACACTTGAGGTTAAATTACTTTCACACGTTTCTGCTGCTGGAACAATTACACCCGTAGATTATGCTACTGGTGGAGTTTATAACTTTACTGCTACTGGAACAGTCGGACTTACAACAGCGGGTAGTCCAGTTGTATTCAACGGTGCTGATAAAACTTATACAGAACAAAAAGACTGGTTTTCACAACAAAACATCGAATTAACAAGTAAAGACCAAAATGGTAATACTGTTAAATTAGAATGGGATGGATTAGCAGATGCACCTGGAACATCATCTTTCGTTGCTTCTAGAGGAGGTAGATTTGATGAACTTCATGTTGTCGTAATCGATGATAAAGGAGCAATTACAGGTAACGCTGGAACTATTCTTGAAAAGCATCTAAATCTTTCAAAGGCGACAGATGGTGAATATTCAGTTGGTTCAACATCATACTGGAGAAAATATCTCGCAACAAATTCCAAATACATCTATGGTGGTAGTGCTCCAACTGGAATCACAACTATCAGTTTTGAAACAGATGCAACTAACACATTAGACACTGATAATGGTTGGGATCAAGCTTCTGATTCTGCAGGTGCAGGATTCGGTGCTTCTGGTGTATTCACTGCTTCACTTGATGGTGGAAAAAACTACGGTGGAAAATCAGATTATACAACATCAGGAGCTTTAAATTCAGGTGTAGATGATTTAATATCTGGTTATGGTCTATTTGAAAACACTGAGGATATTGAAGTAGACTTTATATTAATGGGTGCTGCTCATCATTCTAAAACTGATTCTCAAGCAGTTGCTCAAAAATGTATAGCAGTCGCAGAGGCAAGAAAAGATGCTGTTGCATTCATTTCACCTTATCGTCAAGCATTCTTGAATGATAGTTCAGCAGGTTCTGTTACTGTCAATAACATTGATACAATGACTACCAATGTCATTGAATACTATGGTCCTTTAACATCATCAACTTACGGTGTATTTGACAGTGGTTACAAATACATGTTTGACAGATTCAATAACACATTCCGTTATGTCCCTCTAAATGGAGATATTGCTGGAACATGTGCTAGAACTGACATTGAACAGTTCCCTTGGTTCTCTCCAGCAGGAACTGCTAGAGGTGCTATACTAAATGCAGTGAAACTTATCTATAATCCAGGTAAGAAGCAGAGAGACATTCTATATTCAAATAGAGTCAATCCTGTCATACTATCTCCTGGTGCTGGAATTGTTCTTTTCGGAGACAAAACAGCATTCGGTAAGTCTTCGGCATTTGATCGTATCAACGTTCGTAGATTGTTTATCTTCCTTGAAGATGCTATCTCCGCTGCTGCGAAAGATCAGTTATTCGAGTTCAACGACGAACTTACAAGGACTAACTTTGTAAATATTGTTGAACCATTCCTTAGAGATGTTCAAGCAAATCGAGGAATATTCGACTTTGTTGTTATCTGTGATGAAACTAACAACACTGCAGCTGTCATTGACGCAAATGAATTTATTGCAGACATCTTCATCAAACCAGCGAGGTCAATTAACTTCATTGGTCTTACCTTCGTTGCCACCAGAACTGGTGTTGCATTTGAAGAAGTAATTGGTTCCGTTTA